GATTCGAAACAGCTACCCATGACCATCGCCAAAATCGAGGCACCACCCGCCGGCACCGACCCCGTCGAAGCGTACGACGAAACCGCCGCCTCGAATGCGTTCCTCGGAGCCATGCAACGACCAGGCGGATAGAAGAAGGGGCCGCCCTCTTCCAGAGACGACCCCAACACGCCCAGCCTACTTATCCTGGATCGTCACCGGCGGCTTATTCGGCACCTGCCACACAACAGCCAACGCAGTCACAAACGCGACCGCCACAGCCACCCACTCACCCTTGCTCACCGTCTCATCAATCAGAGCCGTACCCAGAGCCGTCAAACCAGCCAGCACCGCCGCAATGATTGCCTTCGCATATTTCGTCATGATTTGAAGATACGCCCGCCCGCATCATGGCGAGGTCTCCTTCAACGGGCAACCACCACAACGATGCTCGTGCTGCCGTTCCAGGTTCGAACTTGAACAGGACTTGGTCGGACAGTTCAGTGCGTCGGTTTCTTCGTTTCCCGTAACTGCGTCTGTCTGAAGGTCTGTATGTCTGTCTGTCTGTGTTGGCCGTACGTTGGTACCAACATCGGTGCCAACGTTGGGGGTGACAGCACGGGCGGCTCCGGCTCGCTTCTTGCGTTGCCGCTCGCGCTCGGTCTCGCGTTTCGATAGCTGCGCGGCGAGCGACTGCCGGAACACGTCGCCGTGATGTTCGACCACATAGGCGTCTCCCTCATCGCGCCAGAACTCGGCTGCGATAAGGTCCTTCGCGGCCCGCTCCCAGTCGGCGCTTCCCGCGAACCGGCGCACTAGGTGCTTCTTGATGCGCATGTCCATGTGCTCAATCTGGAACAGCCAGTGCAGCGCCTCGGCGTGGGTGCGCACGGCAGCATCGGAGAGACTGGCCTCGGCACACTGGTCGAAGAACTCGACCCCGTACTTCGCCCAAGTCATCCAGCGCCCGCTTCGATGATCAGTGCGGCACCGGGGACACGGCGAGCTGGCTTGAGTGCGCGCCTGGCATCAGCTGTAGGTATGCTGGCTGGGGTCTTGTTTTCTGCCGCCTTGGTTTCCAGTCCGGGGCGGCTTTTCTCTGCCGTCGTCACGTGGCGCCGTCCCTGGCGGCCGCCTTAGTCCAGGCTCCCCTATCGAGGCCACCTGCGTTGGTTACGAGGCCCTCCGTGCGCATCCTGTTTAGGAGGACGCCCGCCTCGGAGCGGTCTATGTCTGTGAGAGCGGAGACCTTGTTGCGGCTGAGGCCGGGCTGGTCGTGCTTGGGGAGGACGGCGAGAATGCGGTCCTTCCGGGTCTTCTTCTTCTCAGTGTTCATACCCGTAACCTACACCCGGTGGGGGGAGGGTGTGGATATGGCGCAGGTAGAAATCGCCCGCGTTACAGCTAGTGTTTTTCCGTATTGCTCCCCTACTTCCTGTGTCCGGCGTTCTTCAGCCACCGTCGTGCGGTGGGTTCGTAGGCGACAGCCCACAGATCAGCGACCGCTCGTTGCGCCCCACCGGGCCTGCCCGTGTCGTCGGCCCACGCCGCGACGGTGGCGACGTTTCCCCAATGCGAGGGCGGCCAGGCCCGTTGCCCTTGAGGCAACGGAGCGGCGAGGCTCCGGTAGTAGGCTTCGCCGGGGTGGGTCGAGTCGCACATGTGCAGCGCCGCGACGTGCAGCAACTGGGCGGTGGGGAGTTTCGCGAGGCGCCCAGCGGTGACTGGTGTCGTGGCGGCGGCCTTGGGTTCGACGGTGAGGCTCGTTATCCGGGTCGGGCCTGTACTGGCGGTCAGGTGGATCAGCCACGGACACGCCGGGTCGTCGATAGTGATACCGGCCGTTGTCCGCGAGACGACAGCGTTTTTCAGGTTGATCATGCCCCTTATCTTGTCATTGCCTCGAAACGACCAGACCAGGATGTAGCGGCCAGCGTGGCCAGCGGGGATGCTTAGGAGCATGGCAGTGGTCGGGCGCGCATCAGTCACCATCACCGCCGACGTCACCAAGTTCGCCGACCAGCTGGAGAAGGCGCTCAACAAGGCACTCAAACAGGCCAAGCTCGACACCAGCGGGATTTCGAAGCGCATCAAAGACGCCTTCGATGATGGCGCCGACGACGCGAAACGTGCACTCAACTCGATCAACGCCGCCACCACATTTACGGCCCTGTCGCGGCAGGCCGCCGACGCCGGCGACGACATTGGCGACCGGATCTCCGCGGGCGTCGACAAGGCGGAACGTGCCCTGGGTGGCCTACTGCGGGCGGCGGTCCGCACGACCGTCGTATTCGCGCTGCTGACGGCCGGTATCACTATCCTCACTGCTGGGGTTGGTGGTTTGGCGGCTGGGTTTTCTGCCCTGGCCTCCGCGACCGCCGCGACCCTCAACGCCATCCCCGCGCTGATCGCAGGTGCCGCTGTCCTGGGCGCGGTCATCGGGACCGTGAAAGTCGCTACCGCCGGGATGGGCGACGCTTTCGCCGCCGTCGCCAGTGGGGATACTGCCGCGCTGGCCGAAGCGATGGAGAAACTCTCCCCCGCCGCCCAAGACGTCGTCACCGCGTTCGCCGAGTTCCAGCCGGTTCTGCAAGAGATCCAACAGTCCGTGCAAGAGGCGTTCTTCAAGAACATGGCGGACGACCTGACCGGCCTGGGTGAGGCACTGGCGGGGCCGGTCGGCGCGGGCATGACCGTCCTGGCCGGGCAGCTCGGGGAACTGGTGACCGGGTTCCTTAAGGTCGGGCAGTCCGCTGAAACCGTGACGTTCGTTGAGAATGTGTTTCGGTCGGCGTCGCTGGCGGTCGATAAAATGTCGGCACCCTTGGCGAACGTCCTTGAGGGGTTCATTGCGGTCGCCGATGCCGGGCTGCCCGCGTTCGACGGGTTCATTGACGGCCTGGCCAGTGCGACGGATGCGTTTGGTGATTTCCTGAAACGGGTCGCCGAGGTCGGTTTCACCGACGCGTTGAAGGAACTGTTCGACCCTGAGGCATTCACCGCCGGTCTGTCCACGTTGTTCACGAAGGCGCTCGAGTTTATCGCCACGTCCTTGCCGAGGCTGGCTGAGGCGTTCCTGGCTGGCCGCGAACAGTTTTTTAACGCCGTCCTCGCCGTTTTCTCGGCCATTGTGGAGATACTTCCGAAAATTGTTCCATCTATTCTCGAAGCGATTTTCGGGCTGATCCAGTCGATCGCGACGACCTTGGCGGCCGCCGCGCCGCAGCTGCTGGGTGCTGCGGTCATGTTCATTCAGGGCCTCGTTGATGGCATCACCACGGCACTACCCATCGTGGTCGCCAGCGCCGGGACGATCATCACCGAACTGATCACCGCGCTGATCGCCGCCGCGCCCCTGCTGATCCAAGGCGCGGCGACGTTGATCACCGGCCTGGCCGACGGCCTAGCCGAAAACGCGCCCCAAATCCTCGTCGGCGTCGCCTCCATAATAGAGGCACTCTTGACAGCGATCGTGGAGGCGCTCCCGTCGCTGGTCGAGTCGGGGCTCGGCCTGATCCTGGCCATCGCCGAGGGCCTCGTCCAAGCCCTCCCCCAGCTGGTGACGTTCATCGCCGGTGACCTGATCCCGTCGCTCGTCGAAGCCCTCATCGAAGCCGTCCCGCAGATCCTTGAAGCCGGAACCGAGATCATCACCGCCCTCGTCGACGGCGTCACCACCGCCATCCCCGAACTCGCCACCCTGATCACCACCGTCGTCATCCCCGGCCTGGTGACGGCCCTCACGACCGCGATGCCGCAACTACTGACCGCCGGCGTCGCGCTGTTGAAAGCGCTCATCGACGGCTGGATCAGCGCCGAGACGACCCTGTTGACGGCGGCGACCGAGTTGATTCCGGTGATCATCGGCGCCATCCTCGACCTGCTTCCTTTGTGGATCGAAGCTGGATTGACGATCATCACCGCGCTCCTGACCGGGCTCGTCGAGGCACTGCCGCAGATCATCGTTTTCGTCACCGAAATGATCCCCGCCCTCATTGAGGCGATTATTCTGCTGCTGCCGTTGCTGATCGAAGCCGGTGTGCAAATCATTGTCGCCCTGATCGAAGGAATGGTGGAGCAGCGTGTCGCCATCGTCACCGCGATCGTCACGAAAGTCATCCCCGCGCTGATTGATGCGCTGCTCACCGCCGTCGCCAAAACTGTGTCCGCGGGCGTGAAAATCCTGATCGGACTACTCGACGGTATTAAAGACGGCTGGGTCACCGCCAAAGCCTGGGTCATGGACCTCCCCGACAAGATCGTTACCGCCATCGGCAACGTCAAAGACCTCCTCTCTGATGCCGCCGGCGACATCATCGACGGGTTCGTGCAGGGCCTGAAAGACGGGTTCGCCGTCGTCGAGGACACCCTGGCCGACCTGACCGGTCTGCTACCCGACTGGAAAGGCCCCGCCGCCGTCGACCGGAAAATCCTGTCCGGCCCGGCCCGGTTGATCATGGACGGGTTCGCTAAAGACCTGCTGTCGGAGGCGACCCGTACGGTCATGCCCGCCCTGTCAGGTATTGGTGCCGACATCACCGCCAGCGTGGGCGGCGAAGCAGGCGCCGCCACCGGCGGGGCGGCCGGGCAAGGCGACATTTTTATTGGGACCGCCACCATCGATTTGGGTGAAGGCATCACCAAAGTCGTGGACATGAAATTCCGGCGCAGCACCGCCGACCTGAAACGAAACCTCGTCGCACGAAGTGGAGCAGCCCGATGACCATCACACTCACGTACGACGAGACCCTGTCCCGCGTCGTTATCACCGGCACCGACCTACCCGACGGGGTCGTCCGTATAGAACGCAGCATCAACGGGTTGTTGTGGACGACCGTCCGCGGCGGCGCCAGTCTCCCCGTCGACGGCGGCGGGTTCCAACTCTACGACTACGAATTCATCGCCTGCGCCCAGAATTTCTACCGCGCCGGCCCCGGCATCGTCGAAACAATCACCGCTCCCAGCACTGACCAGGTCAACGGCGACGACTGGACTGTCCCCCTGGGTGTTACTGAGCTGACATTCGAAGCGTGGGGCGGCGGCGGCCGCGCGCAAGGCAACACGCCACCGGCGTTCATCAACTCGGCCCGGCCCGGCGGAGGCGGGGCCGCCTACTCCCGGTCCAACATCCCGGTGTCCCCCGGCGAGACCCTGACCATCCGGGTCGGTGAGGGCGGCCACGACGGCGGGCAAACCGGAGACCATGATGGTGCGTCGTCGTGGATCAAACGCAACACGGCGACCCTGCTGGAAGCCGCTGGCGGCGAAGGAGCCTCCGGGCCGGCGACCCCCGGCGCCGGAGGCGATGCGGCGTTCAGTGTCGGGCAGATACGCCAATCCGGTGGCACTGGTGGGCTACGTGAATCCGATATCGGTGCTGGTGGTGGTGGCGGTGGGTCGGCGTTCGCGAACTCGAACGGCCTCGATGGTGCGCCGGGGGCTGCGGGTATCGGTGGCCTCGGTGGCGACGGGTACGGCGACGGTGGGGCCGGAGGCGCTGGGGAACCTGGTCTACGTTTGACCGGGTCCGTGGGGGCGTATGCGTCGACCCCCGATGAGGCGTCCCTCGACATTGTCGGCGACCTGGATATTCGTGCGATGGTCGCCACAACCGATTGGACACCCGGCTCCCAGGTTGGGATCGTCTCGAAGTGGAACACCGTCGGCAACCAACGGTCGTTCTTGTTGTCGTTGATGCCGACGGGGGTCCTCCGGTTCAACTGGTCGATCAACGGGACCGCGTCACTACAGGCCGAATCGACGGTAGCCGTGGCACCGGCCAGTGGCCCGCTCGCGGTCCGGGCGACCCTCGACGTCGACAACGGTGCCGCCGGTCGGACCGTCACGTTCTGGACTGCCCCGGCGTCACCAACGGCCATCGATTTCGGGCCATGGACTCAACTGGGTGTCCCCGTGATCACCGCCACCGTCACGTCGATATTCGTGTCGACCGCGCAAGTAGAGGTCGGGTCCTGGTCAACCGGGACCAGCCCGTTCACTGGGACCGCCTATGCCGCGCAGATCCGCAACGGCATCGACGGGACCGTCGTCGCCGACCCCCACTTCTACGAACCCGCCACCGACACCCCATCGTTTGCTGACGCGACAACCAAAACGTGGACCGTCAACGGGACCGCCAGAATCATCAACGAACCCACCGCCGGTTCGCAAGGGCAAGGCCCCGGCGGTGGCGGCGGCGGGCAAGGCAACAACCAGATCTTTCAACCCGGTATCGCCCTGGGTGGTGACGGCGCGTCCGGGCAGTTGAACGTGTACAGCTGGTATGGGTACCCGTTCGACACCGCTGGTCTGTCACTACCGGGGACCGCCGGGTCGTACGCGTCAACCCCTGACACTGCCGTCCTCGACATCGTTGGGGATATTGACCTGCGCGCCGACCTGACCCCCGACTCGTGGAACCCCGGCGTCCAGCAGGCGTTCCTGACCAAATACGACTCGTCCGTAGGGCAGCGGTCCTACTATTTCCGGATCGACACGTCCGGGCTGCTCACGTTCCTGTGGTCGGTTGACGGTGCTGCGTTCCTGACCGCCACGTCGACGGTCGTTCCCGCGCCGGGACCGGACGGGCGGCTGGCCGTGCGGGTCACCATGGACGTAGACAACGGGGTTGGGCAGCACGACGTGAGGTTTTGGACAGCCGACACGATGGCCGGCCCGTGGACCCAGTTGGGTGCGGCGTTCCTGGGTGGCGGAGTCACCAGTATTTTCGCGGGCACTGCCGACCTGATCGTGGGTGGTCGGAACGGCGGCACGGAGGACCTGTTCGACGGTGTCGTCCATTCGGTGCAGGTCCGTACCGGGATTGATGGTGTGCAGGTTGCGAACCCTGATTTCGATGCACAGGCACCCGGCACGACGGTGTTCACTGACGCGGCGGGCCGGGAGTGGACCCTGTTCGGGGACGCCGAGATCCAAGGCTCCGCGACGTTCGAAGACTCCATCACCCCCGTGCTCGACCAGGTGTGGTTGAAGTCCATCAAATACCCGTTCCT